AACAAAGCCACAAAAGTAATCATCAGATAACGTATATGGGGCACAAAACGAAGCGTTTGATGTTGAGGTCGGTCGGATTTGATGAAAGCCTTTGAGTTTGCGGCAGTTAGGCGAGGGTAGGGGAGTGCGGTCAAAAAAACGAAGCGTTTACATTGGTTTAATTTCGGTTTAATTTTCGGCTCGACGAGTTTACACAGGGGCTACACCCGGCGCGTGATTGGCATCGGATGGTTTACACTGTGGCTTTAGTCAGCAGGAAGGGTAGGGGAGTCGGCTTTGCGCCGATTTTTTTGTGCCTGTTCCCTATTATAATTTTCTCAAAAGGTTGCAAATAGCGGTTATTTGTGTATATTTGCGGAAAATTTACGAGTATGAGACAGACCAAATGCATCATCGTTCACTTGACAGGCAAGCGTAAAACCCTCGCTTTCGGCTCGATTGCCGCCATTTTCCACCATCTGACCCCGGAACAAGTGGGTTGTGGGTATGATTATCTGCGCCGCGCCGGATTGAGTGGTGGCGGCACTGTTGTTACCAAACGTGCGATAATACAGCAAACTACGCTGCTCACATCCCCTCGTGGAGCCTGCGACGGCGCAGATGATTGAATGACATAATAGCGGCGTTATAACGGACTTAGAGAGCCGCTAAAACGCCTACTTTCCGGGGGAGCCTTGCGGTTCCCCTATTTTGTGTTCGAATGGTCGATTTTGACGGGTGGATATTCAGGTGGATATTCAAAGTGGATATTCACTTGTGGAAAAGTGGATATTCACATTTGGGGTAATCGGGGGGGGTAATAGAGGGGTAGAAAAATACCGTTTTTTCAAAATAGACCCCCGATTTTGGCATTTCACTATTAAGAAAAAACCGTTGCTTTGCGCTCGACTACCTTATTAAATATAGGAAATTCAAGGGATTGAGCCGATTTAGACCCCATTTTGAGGGGGTAACACCCCGGAGAAGGGCGATTCGAGGGTATTCCGGGGTTTCCTTTGGTATCCGTTTCGTTCAGTTGGGGCATATTCCAAATCTCTCCCATTCCTCTATAAGTCCACGGTGGATTTGGAAAGTTCCCTTGGTGCAGTTTGAAAGGACTCCTCGACAACGTTTTTTTCTCGCTCAAGCTGCGCGATGCGCTCCTTGAGGCGACCAATCTCTTCTGCTTGTTTCTGAATTGTAGTAACAAGGTTAGTTACCAATGATGAATCTGAAGCAACTTGTGATGGAGGTGCTTCTATGGGTGCGGTAGGTGGAATATAATTTTTGCCGGTCGTTGGATCTGTTTCGACAAGACACGAAGGAATGCCATTAGACGTGGACATCATATCCCCTACTCCTGTCAGAAGCCACTGAGCTGAATATTGGGGATAATTTTCAACTATGGCTTGAAGCCATTTGGATTGGATATCGGTTCCATTACTTATAGCACGAGAAAGTACGCCCTTGCTCGCACCAATAATGCGCTCAAGGGCTCCGATAGTTATCCCTTCATGCTCGGCTAACTGTTTTATCCGGGGGAGAATTTTACACATCGGTTGAAAATAATCGGTTAAAAATTTTGTAGGTTGAAAATTTTCACCTAACTTTGCATCGTATTCAGTAATGAACGAGCGGCCAAAGATACGAAAAAACCGCGAGTTCTCAAAATTTACAAATATGAGCGAGACAGACGAAATCAAGGAATGGCAGACGCAGAGCGTCAAGCATAAGGTGGCCGCAGTGCTGATTTTGGACGGCGTACCCTTCAGCTACAATGAAGAGAACGGCATCATGTTCACAGCCCCGGAATTCTATGTAGAGAAGTTGAAGCACCGCTTGATTTGCGCCTACGGCTGCTCCGTGAAACCGATTATTAACGAAATAAAATAAACGATTATGAGTGAGGCAAAACAAATACTGAAAGTCAATGCTGACAATCGTGAGGCGACTTTCAACGCAGCCTACAATGGCAGCTACTATACCATCTTAGGCTGTGCCGGAGACCTCAACGAGTGGACTGCCGGATACAAAGACCTACTTGAAACAAGAGGTATCGGAACACCCAAGGAATTCATCACTTTCAAAGGCGCGGATATGAATGAGTTTTACGGACTCACCGGCGACAATGCCTATAATGATGAACTGACCTGTCTGATGTTCCCCCTGAACGCTCTTGATGTGGCGAAGTTGGCAATTTTCAAACTGCAAGCAGGTGATAGATGGTTTGACGACATTGTGGATAACAATCAGCGTCGTCAAGAGGCAATAAACGGATAAGGGTTAGACCCAAGAGAGGGCAATCCTCCGGCAAGAGAGCCGGTTAAAGCCGAAAGGCACAACATTTGAACCGCCGCCGGAATTGCAAGCCCGGCGGCATTTCGGGAGGGTAGCTCAGAGGATAGAGCACTGGTGCGCACCGCTTGACCGAGCAGTCAGAGTCGCAGGTTCGAATCCTGCCCCTTCCACCAAATTTCAGAAAAGATGAAACAGCATTCAGAGAAAAGAACCGAGGTTGCAGTCAAGCTGCTCATGGAGACCTTGACACAGAACCTCAACGACACCGGGGTTGTCCTCGATGAGTTCGAGGCAACCCACAACGACTGGGAGTGCGATCAATCCAAGCAGTACGCCGCCCTTGTTGCCGGACACTTCGCTCTGAAAGAAGCCATCGACGAGATTAATAACCGACTAAATAAGTGAGAAAATGAAAAGACAAATTGCAGTATCGAAGGCCGACCGTCAGTTTCTGATGAAACTGTTCAAGGTCACCGAGCGCACAGTGTTCAATGCCTTGGCTCTTGACAAGCCGGGCAACGACCTCCTCAACCGAATCCGCAAGGCCGCTATGAATCGCGGTGGTGTAGTCATGGTTACCTCGCCGGAGATGGAGACTTTCCATGATGCGGACGGCACGATGCGTCAGTACCTCCCAAACGGAGCGGTACTTGAGTTCTATCGAAATGACGGTACCGGCCACATCTTTTTCAAGGGGAGAGAGGTGGCAAGTTTCGAGAATGTAACTATCCCGATGATTTACGAAATACAGGCTCAGGCAGTAGCATTGAGATAAAAGTTCGGGATATGGAATATTGCGACGGCAGACTTTGTATATCGACCCGCGAGTTGTTCGACGGCGGCATCGTTACGGAATCCAATTATCGTAATTGGACAAACCGTAACCGTGTCGAGGTGATACGGCGCGGAGGCGGAGCAAGGGGAAGCTATGCTCTCATTGCCGTTGACAGCTTACCCCAACATACTAAAGACAAAGTCGAGGAAGTTTACCCCGGCGGCGCACAGGCTCGGCTTGAGGGCTGGGTCAAGAGCAACTACGAGGTCGATCAACAGGCTGTGGCCTTCTTCTTTTCCAAAGAAAAGTGCGGCATGACGCTTCCACGCGAGAAGGCACAGGAATACGTCACTAACGCCTCGGTTCTCAACACCTGCATCAAGCTCTACGACAGAGCAGCCACCGCCCAAAGGCTGTTCGGAGGCAAATACGACTGGAGTATGATGGCCGCAACCATTGAGGTTCTGCGAAAGCATTTCGGCCACACCCTCCCGGCATCGACCCTGCGGTTCCGCAAGAAGGTCAACGACTACAAGGCCAACGGTTACGCCTGTCTTATCAGCGGTAAATTCGGCAATCAATGCGCCCGGAAGGTTGACCACAAGACCGAGCGTCTTATTCTCGGCATTGCAGTCCTTCCCAACAAGCCGTGGGGCACCAACGTCCTCGAACTGTACAACTCCTTCGTTACAGGCGAGCTTGACGTGTACGACCCGGAATCCGGCGAACTGTTCAATCCCGATGACTTTACCGACAAGAACGGAGAGCCGATGGTTCTGAGCGAGGCGACCATCATCAACTATCTGAACAAGCCGAAAAACAAAATCATCATCGACAAGGCGACCATGAGCTACACGACCTTCATGCACGAGACCATGCCGCACATGCACCGTCATCACGGCGAGTTCTCACTGTCGAAGGTGTCATTCGACGACCGCGACCTTCCGCGCAAACTCAAGGACACCCGGATTCGCCCGAAGGCTTACTATGCCTACGACGTGACAAGCGGCTGCTGTATCGGCTACGCCTACAACCGCGCCAAGAACGTCGACCTCGTGGTGGATATGTTCCGCAATATGTTCAGGCTGCTCGACCGTCAAGGCTGGGGTTGCCCTGCCGAGGTCGAGGTCGAGAACCACCTCATGAGCCAATGGCGAGACTCCTTTCTCCGTGCAGGTGTTATGTTCCCATTCGTAAGGTTCTGCGCCCCGATGAACTCACAGGAGAAACACGCCGAGCAGTTCAACGGTGCGAAAAAACGCAGCATCGAGCATCGGAACCATGTAGGCATCGGCAGGTTCTTCGCCAAGAGCCGACAGTACCGAACCGAGAGCAACAAGGTGTTCGACGAGTTCAACAACACTTACGTCGAGAAGGAATACTACACTTGGGATGAGTTGATCGCTGACGATATGCGCGACATCTACGAATACAACCATGCCCTGCATCCCAATCAGAAAAAGTACAAGGGCATGACAAGATGGGATGTGCTTGTCGCCAACATCAACCCGACACTACAACCCCTCGACAAAGCGACCATTGCCCGGTATGTCGGCGAAAGAGTCAGCACTACAATCCGGCGAAACTCATACTGCCGGGTAGCCGGAGTCGATTGGTGGCTGAGCAAGACAGAAGTTATCGAGCTGCTCGCCCCCAACGACTACAAGGTAGAGGCTTATTACCTCACCGACGATGAGGGCAAAATCACCGATATGTTCATCTATCAAGGCGATATGTATATCGACCGGCTTGAGAACCTCGGCACCTACAACACCGCCCGTGCCGAGCAGACCGAGGAAGACGAGAGAATCTTCACAGAGCAGCGAAAAAAGATCAGCCACTTCAACAAATATGTCGAAGACAACGCCATCGGGCGTGTGGGCGTAATAGAACGCGATACACGGCCTCAGACGATCGAGGTGGAAGAAGTTATCGTCCCGGAGCCGGAAACGCGAGAAACGCAAGAATACGGACTCAGTGAAGACTACGCCGCACGAGCTTTGCAAGACTTATAGAACGAAATTATAACACTGTTAGAATATGATTACAACAGACATCAAAAACAAAATCCTCACCGCGATCAAGTCGAACCGCGCCAACTATCCGAGCGATGCGAAACACGCAGCCTCCTTGGGCATCACCACATCGGTTTACAGCGCGGTCAAGAACGGCCAGACCGACCGGGTTCTGAGCGACGCCAACTGGATAAGCATCGCCCGTAAGCTCGGAGTCAGCCTCCGGGGAGAAATCGAATGGAAGGTAGCTAAGACCCCGACCTTCATGTTCATCACGGCACAGCTTGAAGCCTGTCAGTCGAGCGGCATCAGCGCGATCATGTGCGACCTGCCCAATATCGGCAAGACATTCACTGCCCGGCACTATGTCAAGACGCACCCCAACGCCATCTACATCGACTGCTCACAGGTCAAGACCAAGCTCAAGCTCGTGCGCAAGATTGCCGCCGAGTTTGGCGTGGACAGTAAAGGCCGGTATGCCGACGTGTATGAAGACCTTGTCTTTTATCTCCGCTCCATCGACAGCCCCCTAATCATTCTTGACGAGGCAGGAGACCTTCAGTATGAAGCCTTCCTCGAACTCAAGGCACTGTGGAATGCCACCGAGCGATGCTGCGCATGGTACATGATGGGAGCCGACGGTCTCAAGGAGAAAATCAATCGCTCCATCGAGTGCAAGAAGGTGGGCTACACCGAGATGCTCAGCCGTTACGGTGACCGCTACAGCAAGGTTACGCCGGACGATAGCAAGGAGCGCACCAAGTTCCTCATTGAACAGGCTCGAATCGTGGCCAAGCTCAATGCGCCGGAAGGCATCGATGCCGGGGAGATTGCCCGGAAGACAGGCGGAGGACTTCGCCGAGTTTATACTGAAATCGAAAAACTAAAGAGACAATGATGGATTTCAAAATTAAAGTCACGTTTGCGGATGGTAGCCGAAGAGTGCTTAAAGACCCGTCAGAGTTGACAAAAGCCAACAAGCGACGCGAGATTCGAGTGGTCTTTCAGGATGGCAAATACACCGACCTTCATTTAGGTCGCGTATGTCCTAAGTTAGGCATCGTAAAGGTCAATACCTTCGGACTTTTACTCGAAGGCATTAAGCTGGAAAAATCATGGGATGGTGCTATAAGTTCCCTCATAAAACCTCAAAACGTAAATAATCATGACAGTTATTGAAAAGCAGTATATGGATTCGGTTATCAATATCAACCGAATGATGCGCAGGGCGCAGGATGCTGAACCCGATTGGGAGCAGCGTCGATACGAGATTGCATTCGCCGTCTATATGGAGCGTAGAAAACTCTTGACATCAAGAGAGGATGATGTTAAGGACGCTGTAGCAGAAGCAGATTTGCTTATAGCGGAACTGAAAAAGACTCAAGAGAAGAAGTAACGATGGCCAAGCGAGCATATAGCCCGAAAGAGGTTCTTGCCAAGACCTACAAAACCCTGCCGTGGGGTGAGCGGTGGAGCCGACCTTTCGGCTTCCCGACCACCAACGAGGCATGGTTTATCAGCGGTGCGTCCGCTTCCGGCAAGAGCAGCTTTGTGATGCAGCTCGCCAAGGAACTCTGCAACTACGGCATGGTGCTTTACTGCTCCTTTGAGGAAGGTGTGGGGCAATCGTTCAAGGACAGGGTCGAACTGTTTAAGATGGGCGATGTTCAGGGCAGGTTCCGGGTTGCAACAAGCGACACGTATGATGAACTCGTTGAGCGTCTCGCCAAGCCGAAAAGTCCGCACTTTGTGGTAATTGACAGCTTCCAAGTCGCAGGGTGGACATACGATCAGGCAAAACAGTTAATAGAACGCTTCCCGGCAAAGAGCTTCATCTTTATATCGCAGGAATATAAGGGACAGCCAATGGGCAAAGCGTCCGTCCGTCTTCGATATATCGCCGGGATCAAAGTCCGGGTGGTAGGTTACAAGGCATTTTGCCAAGGACGATTCACCGAAGACCCCGGCAGCTATTATGTAGTGTGGGAAGAAGGTGTTTTAAGAACTTCAAACAATATCGGATAAATGAGTAAGAAAAGTGAAACAATAATACTTGAGCCGGAGGAACGTATCCGAAAAGAGGGGTTCTGCTCCCGGCCAATGACCTGCCCTTATTGTCACGGCAGAGGATACTTTCCACCCACAAAGCATCAGCCTTGGGAGACGATGTGTCCCGACTGCGAAGGAACTGGCGAAGTCATCGCCTTGGTAACGATAGATTGGAAACCGAATAAATAAAATGGCACAAAACATCAATCAGGTCTTTCGTCAGTTAGGCCGAACCGAAAAAGCTCAATTCATCGAGAAGAACCTTGAGTATGCCTCTGAATGGGCAATCGCCGAGTATGTGGATACTTATTTCTTAGGAGTTGCAAAGCACCTGTCTGAAGAGACTCTGATGGCAATGCTTCACTACAAACAAGAACAGACCAAGAACGATGAAACAGCAGGTAACTAACTTCGGGCGGTTCTACTCCGCCTTTCACAAGCTCACCATTCATGGAGAGCCGGACGAGGCAAAGCGTCAGTTTGTGTTGCAATATACTGCCGGACGCACCGATTCCCTCAAGGAAATGACGCGGAAGGAATATACCGACCTCTGCATCGCCATCGAGGGGATGAATGGGACGAGAGACGAACTCAAGCGTCGCCGGAGCATCGCACTCAAGCTGATGCAGGAACTTGAAGTTGATACGACCGATTGGGCGCAGATAAATGATTTCTGCCGCCACCCCCGAATCTCCGGGAAAGCCTTCGGGCAGCTCTCGATAGAGGAACTGATGGAACTCGCCACCAAGCTCCGCTCCATAAAGCGCAAGGGATGGCAGCGCAAGAAGTCAGAACCGACACAAACCCCGGAAACACCTCAGCAACGTATAACATATCTCATAAACCTTGCCGCTCCCGGCATGACAAGCTACAACTGAAATGAAGCAAGTAATAAAACAAATCGAAAACTACATTCAGCTCCACACCTCGGACATGGAGAACGGTGATTACGTCGAACTCTTGCGAGAGATAGCTGAATGGGCGACGAACCAAGCCAACCTCGTCGAATTCCAATGTGAAGAGTTAATACCCACCGAAGAATAATCACCATATAACACCAATTTCAACAATGGCAAAAAGACAGAAAAAAACAGTTATCTCCGGCGTTACCAAAGAAGCCGCAGAAGAAGCCTTCGCAACTTACGCCAAGGCAGACGCAGAACGTGCGAAAATCACAGCCGAAATTGAGCTGAAGTGCGCACAGATCCGAGAGAAGCACCAAGACCGCCTGTCGCAATTACAGGCGACGCAGGACGAGGCTTTCGACACGCTCCAAGCCTACGCCACCGAGAATCAGCCGGAACTCTTCAGCAAGAAGAAGAGCCTCGAAATGGTTCATGGCACCATCGGCTTCCGCACCGGCACCCCCAAGCTCAAAACCCTCAAAGGTTTCACATGGGCAAGCGCACTCCAGCTTGTGAAACGGCTGCTTCCCGGCTATATCCGCACCACCGAGGAGATAGCCAAGGACAGGCTTTTGGCCGAGCGCGACGCACAAATTGCCAAGCCGGGCGAACCGCTCAGTCCGGGAGTAACCCTCCGGGAAGTGATGATCGACTGCGGCATTACGGTGACGCAGGACGAGACCTTCTTCGTGGAACCCAAAAAAGAAGAAGGTGCCGCATGAAACGCGAAATAACAAGACCTCCCAAGGTCGCCCTCTGCCGGGTCTGCAAAGGCACCGGCAGGGTGGCCGGGGATGAAGAAGGCGAATTCCACACTTGCCTTCAGTGCGAGGGCAGCGGCAGGGTAACCGTAAGCTGCGAGATGACATTGGACATCAGACCGTATAAACCGCATCACAACAAACGATACTGACGCATGGGTAAGAAATCCGGAAAGAGTTATCAGAAGCGAGTCGCAGACATCAACAGGATATATGACCAACACGCCAAGCATGGAATTCCCAACCGGGAAATATGGCGCAGGTACATATATCCTGTGTATGGTATCTGTGAACGTACTTTTTACAACCTTTTGAAAGCTCCGACAAAGCCGGGGTTCACTGAAACTTTACCCGAATCTCCTAACCTTTTCGATATGCTGAAAGACGATGGCGAATAATTACGACCAAATAATCAAGAACATCCTCCGGGACATACAGGTTGAGATGACCGATGAGTTCGACCGCAATTTCGAGAGACAGGCATTCTTCTCGGAGGCATGGCAGCGGCGTAAGAGTCCGACCCGTCCCGGCGGTCATATCCTTGTTGACACCGGCGGTCTCCGCAGGAGCATCAGAAGTTATGAGACAGAGAACAGCATTGTGTTCCGAACGGAGCATCCGGCAGCAGCCATTCATAACGAAGGTGGCGAAATCAAGGTAACAGCCAAGATGAAACGGTTCTTCTGGCATAAATACTATGATACGTCAGGTTCATTCGGCAGACGCAAGGACGGCTCATTGCGCAAGGATAAAAGAACGGTGCAGTTATCTACGGAAGCCGAATTTTGGAAATTCATGGCATTGATGAAGGTCGGCACAAAAATAAGGATACCTCGCCGCCGATTCCTTGGAACCGCCCCCGAAGTCGAGCAGACTGTAAGGCAAATTATCGAAGAGAATCTCACTGAATTTTTTAACACCGATTTTGATATTATAGAACGATGAGAAAAGAACTTTACGACAAAATCAAGCAGCGTCTGACTCTCTTGTGTGTCAACGCTGTCGGGGAGTACCATATCGCTCCTCTCGATGCCGATGATGACTTGAACGACCGAGCCATAAAGCACATCGACTTGTGGAATCAGAACGTGGAATTCATAGAACAGGAATCCGCGTGGGAACGTCCGGCGGTATTCGTCGAGATTGAGCCGGTACAATGGAAATCCATAGTGCCCGGCACCGAATACCGAGCCGAGGCGCGAGTGCGTCTGCATATCGTGACCGACTGGGCATCTGCCGTGGCAGACGGTTCCGACGGCTCCGGGCAATTCTTTGAGCTGCCGGATAAGATTCATGATGTGCTTGCCGGACTTGAAGGCAATAGCTTCGCAGATTTCACTCTCGAAGAATCGATCACGAACCATAACCACGAGGATATTGTGGAGAGCATCGAGGTCTACAGCTTTATCGCCATCAAAAGAATAGGCAAATAAACGCGCTGTGTCGCGTCAAAAGACAGAGAGCCGTTACCTTTATCGGGTGACGGCTCTCTTGCGATATATGGGCGAGAAAAAGGCCTTATGCGGCGTTGTCGGGAGGGAGACCGGGTATCGTGAACAGCATGATGTCCGTGTACCGGGCATTGTAGTTCATCGTCGCTTTGAACTCCCTCCTCTGACAACGGGCAAACGGGTCTCCGAGCGAGGGGTGGCGACCCATCCACTCGCACAGTTCGACTATGCACGATTTCTCGGAAGTAAAATATATGAAGTTGTGGCCGGGCAGAACCGACAGCACATCGAGATAGTCGGCGAGTCTCCAATACATACGATAGGTTCCGACATCGGTGGAAAGGTATGGCGGATCAACGAGAAACACGACCCCCGGAGTGTCTTTGAACCGCTCGAACAGTTCCCGGTAATCACAGGATTCTATCTCAAGCCCGGCAAGGTAATCCGGGGAAGGTGCATAGTCGCTTTTGCGGACTTTGTTGTATAGTACCTCGGAGCGCATATCTTCGATGCTCAGTTTGTACTTCATTGAGAACATCAGCGAGGACGAGAGCGTGATGAAGTCTATATACCCGTTCTCTCGCTCTTCCTGTTCGAGCAGTTTGAATATCTGCTCACGGGACTCCCCGGTTATAGGCTTATGCCGTTCGAATCGGTCTGATATAGGTCGTATGAGGGAGAGCAGCCGGTTGGTGCGCTCGATGTTGTTGATGCGGTGCCGGTAGTTGTCGAAGTCATTATATATCACTCTTGACTCCGGGTGGAAATGCTTGGTGATGTGAGAGAGCAAGCCGGAGCCGCCGAACAGATCAACGAATACAGTGCCGGGAGGATACTGTTTGATTACTTCTATGAAGTGCTTTGCAAACATTCGTTTTTGTCCTACGAATGGAAGCGGTGCCGATAGGTAGAGTGCGCTCATACGTTTAATTCGAATTTGACCGCATCCTCGCCGGAGAGCAGCCGGTTTGTATTTTCAATGTTGTTCTCGTATATGTGGACATTCCCAAGGAACAGTGTGATTGATTTTAACGGCAAATCGATATGACACGCCATGAGGTAGAGGTGATATATGTCGGCAGGGAGTCCGAGATTGGCATCGGAACTGCGTTGATATGCTGTCAGCACAAGCGAGCCGTCCTCTATCTGAAACTGCACAAGCGACAGGCACGGTGCCTGATTGCTTTCCACCTCGGTCGCGCCGAGGAAAAGCACATAGTTCTTGGAATTGCGTTTCTCGGTATTGATACGTCTGATTAGAGGCGGCAGCTTCTCGAAGTAAGTGGGATAGGAATTGACGAGTATTGAGCCGCAATAATCCCACCAATTGATACCGGCCTCGCGGTATTTTTCAACCGACCTTTCGCCGCTCATGAAGAGCTTCAGTTCAGAGCGCAGCTTCTTTCGGGCGATGCCGTGTCCTTCGAAAATATCAAGTAGGTCGGCAGGTGTCAGCGTAAGCTGTTCGTTGAGCAAATATTTTATATTCCCCTTGCGGTTGGACTGCTCACGTCCTTTTTCAAGAATCCGCTTGAGGATTTGATGGTATTTGTTTGTCGCCATTTTGTTGAGAGAATTGAAACAGTGCAAAGTTAGCGCACCGGCGACTGTGGCACACTATCGACACGACGAATTACACTGCACCCGGATTGCAGTCACTTTGGAACCGCTTGATCAGAGTATAGACTTTGCGCTCTGATATACGGTAATTGGTGGCAAGGCAAGCCACCGCATACGACACTTTTTCTCCGGCGGCGACCATTTTGTTGAAGTCAACGAAAAGGTCGATGTAGTCGGCATCTTCAAGTCGAATCCCGGATTTACGGAGCCTGTTAAGCAGTTCCCGGTTGAATTTCAGAATCTCAAATATGGTCATGTCCCGAAATTTTTGTAATTTTGCACTGTCTCACTTATATAACAAGCACGGTTAGATCGGCCGGAGAAGGCATTATGCCCTCCCCCGAAGGGCAGATGGGTCAGTCTACTCGGTAGAGTTCCAAGTCAATCGCGTCCTTGGCGTTCCATCCGGCAAGCTGTATCTTCTTGATGTGGGATGTGTAGCCTTGGTAAAACTCTTCGATGTCACCGATGGTCTCGAATATACGGTAGACCGGCTTTTCATCAGAGCCGAATTTGAAGGTGACAGGCAGAGATCCCGGCAAACCGAGTCTGGCCTTGTTGTAGTCCCTCTCATAGTTGGTCTGATTCTCGATAGAGAGCCAGACGGTATTGCCCTCATACGAAAAGCCGGAGAGGATTGCATTTCGGGTTTGCTCATCAATCCAACCGCTGATGATTGATTTGATTTCCTCCACGGAAGGCTGATGGTTGAACTCCTCCTCCATGTAGGAGGTGGTGCCGGATTCGTCAGTAGTTACGTCCCAACGGATGCGCCATTTTTTTCTGATCGGGTTGGTACACTCAATCAGAGCGACATCGGGATTGCCTTGGACTCGTTTCATGTTTAAGTAAAGACGTATTTGGTTTTACCTTTGCCGAAGGTCTCCGCCTTGATGGTGGTCTCGAAGGGGAACCCGTCCGGCATTTCACTAACTTGCTGGAGGATGTTTTTCATCTCCTCCGAATTGGTGAAGAACTTCTTCTGTTCGCCGTTCTGCTCGATGGCGACAACGCAGCGGTCTTCGCCCTGCGAGGTCTTGACTCCCATCTCGAAGTCGCGGACTACGATGGGAAGGTTCACCAGTTCCCGGATGCTTACCACCGCTCCGGGGAATCGCTTCTTGCCGTCATCAGGCTTGTAAGCGACATTGAGGTCTTTGAATGATTTCATTTCTATGCCTGTTAATTTGTTAAAAAGATTATTACATTGCGCGTGCTTGGCCATTCCGTAGAATGATGCAACAAGCACACGTCGTCTTTTACGACTTTTCACTTCGCCCATCTTCCGGGCGAACTTCTTCTTGATGCGCTTGCGGATAAGCGCATGGTCGGGATAGATGACGTATCCCAAAAAATCAATGCCCTCGGTTACCGGGAATACACGCTCGTTCTCTTTTATCTTGAGACCTATGCTCCCCACGCACTCATGGACGATGTCCCGGATTCTCCACAGTTCCTCTTTGGAGGCGGCAAGGACTGCACCATCATCGCAGTATCGATAATAGAACGGCACTCCGAGACGGTCTTTAAGAATGTGATCGAGATGAACCGACAGGAGCAGGTTGCAAAGTCCTTGGGAACTTCTCAAGCCTATACTCACCCCGGAGGGCATCATACGGATAAACCGCTCAAGTATCACAATCAGCTTCTCATCCTTGAAGATGCGCCGGACGCAATCGATAATGGACTGCTGACTGACGCTCTCATAGAACTTGGAGATGTCGAACTTGTAACAGAACCGGGTCTCGTCCGGGTGTTCCCGGAGATCACGCTCGATGTAAGCCTTGAGGTCATGCATACCGCGACCCTTGATGCTTGCCGAAGTCGTGCGTATGAAGCGGCATTTCAGATGCTCATCGACAACAGACATCACAGCATGGACGGCGATGCGGTCTTTCATCGTAAGAACCTGTATGTGCCGTTCTTTGCCGCCCTCGATGATTGTGCGCTCCCTGTATCCACCGGCGATGAAATAGCTGCCGTCGGCAATCTGAGCCGAGAGTTCCGCTATAACCTCCTCCCGGTGCGCCAATAGCCAACGACCCTGTCGGCTCCGCTTCCGGCTTGTGCCTCGCAGAACTTGGTCGAATGACTGTGCCATATTGGGATAGGCGACAATCTCCTCTATGATATGTCCTTCTCGACGCATGGTGCGGAGCGTTTTAGAAATGTGTAACAACCGGCTCCTTGAGCCTTCCTTCTCCGAGTCCGGGTTCTTCGAGCTTACGCCTACCAAACCCTACTCGTTCACTTGATGTTCCGGCTTTCCGGCTTTCGCCGCTGTTGCCGTGGCTTATCCCTCTCGGCACCTCGTGGGGAACACGTTCCCGGTGATGTACGCCGATTGTTGGTTGTCCAGACGCGAGCCGACATTCGTGTTCGCATTCGAAGCATCGTTATTCGCATTCGCGTACGACACGCCGCCATTCGCATTCGCGTTGTTGTTGCCGCGATAGACCACACGGCCTATTGAGGGACTCCGCCTTTGAGACTGCAAATTTACTCATAATTTGGCGTTCAGCAGTGAATAAGTTATATCAGAAGCCTGTTGGCGGTCTTGAAAAGCATTAAAATCGTGCTCATAAACTTTTGTATGTCAGAAATTGTTTGTAAATTTGCAATCAAGAATCGCACTGTGTGTGGGCTAAACTTGCGTAAAGCATAAGGTGTCGCCACAGTCGGTTCTTTTTTTATTGTATCGTATCCGTTATCGAATACAGGAATCGGTCATGTCTGATTTTGCCGGTACGCGATATGATGTCGGTTTCTCCGACATTGAGATAGACCTTCCTGCCATGCAGCTCAGCCTCATAATAGTAGAATCTCTCGATGCGGTCGCGGCGAGGTTTTGATTTCGACACTTTTTTTATGAATTTCGCTCCGGCTAAAAGAGAGTCAAGTGAGGCGAGATCATCTTTAGTCAGCACGGAACTCCTCCCGAAAGTATCGGCGTATAAATGCTTGTTCCCATATTTGGAGAACCCGACACTCATAGGATGTCCGTTGCCATTGACAGAAATTTTCTTTGTAAGAAGCGGTTCCATCTCACGCATATAATGCTTTTTGACAACGGCACTTTCGGATTTTGACAGGTCGTTGTAACACTCATTTATGATGGCACACGCCTCACACAGACTGTTCATCGGCCTGAATGCGAATTTCCGCTTGTTTATGTCGCAATCCCGGCAGCGTCGTATGGTGTAGGGATTGTAGTCCGGCACCGTCTTTAGCTCAAGTCCGGGATTGAAGCGGAATATTCCCTTGCTGTCGCGTTGCAGAGCCTCGTCGCCAAGCCTCATAGCTTCGGCATGGGATGTCGCCGGATACTTTGACTTGCGAACCTGTACGACAGTGCATCGGCAGTTCCATCCATTCGGAGGATAGAACTCCGCCCAAAACGGGTCGGAAGGAGGGAGCGTCACACCATCGAGGGCGGCGTGTTCCGGGCGAACCTTATCATCCTTTTGAGTTCGATATTGGAGATGATAGCGGTCGCCATCCTGCATGAAACCTTCCCATTTAGCGGCCATCTCTGCTGAAGCGGTGACAAAGTTATACTCCGCCCGGAGGTAGTTTGCATTATAGGTCTGGTCTATGCTTCGAACATCGTTCAAAAAGCGTTCAAACGATTTTCGTTCGCCGTTCTCATCTACAAGCGAGGGGAAAGCCTCGTTGAGTTCGTGGAATGTCTTAATGCCGGAGAAGATAAAGTCCGAGCGGTGGAGTCTTTTACGCATGGCATCGGACATCTTTACTTGTTCGAATGACGAGTCAAGGACAGACGCATGACTCTCTATGAATTCTCGGACTTGCGGCGTCGATAGAATGTCGATGGAGAGCTGCGCTCCTTCGGTTTTATATACGGCCTTCATCATGCCGTCGAACAGAACTGAGAGCTGCTTGCGTATTTCATCTTCACGCTCTTTGCGCCCGGCCATGAACACCTCCGGCATATTCCTGAGCAGACGGGCATAGCGTTCATGCAGCCCCACATAGTCAGTGGGGCTTAGTCGAAAAAAGGTCTGCCGTTCTTTTGCTTGCCCTTATCCTCCGGCTTCGTGTCATCGCCGTCTTCCACATCATCTCCAGGCGGCATGGTTGGTGCCATCTCCCGGCGGTCTCCCACAGGCATACCGTATTTGTCGGCAAAGTATGAAGGATCGACCTCAAAATTATTTAGGATCATAGTCTCGTAATTAATCTGCTGTTCCGGCGTATAGTCCACTGCATCGTCCCATTCAAAGCGCAAGCCTTTGAGAGGGAAGCCGTGCTTGATCATGCGAGGAATAAGCTGATTATTTACGATGTCGCGGAGCATATCGCGGTCAGACTCCACAAGGTTCTCGAATACCTGTAAGTGCGTTTCGGACTGAGACAGCGATGAGCCGTCCTCGATTGTCATGGTCTGGCCGATGGTCAGCTTTGACAGTTCCGAATTGGCACGATCAATGCGCTTGTCATATACATTGAAGGCATCCCCTTTGCCGGATTCGACAAACTGAACCTCCGTCTCCATGCCGGTAACCATACCGAGGTTGCTCCCGGCTTCCTGTATCATCTGCTCAAGACGTCTCCACTCCTTGGGGTCGCGTGTAGTTGTCTTGGCGACACGCATGGGCATACCGAATATCTCGGCAAAGGCATCCCAAAACGCGAGAGCGTTCTTTTTAGGAATTGTCTGTTGTGCCGCCTTGAGGAACAGACCGAGATCATCAGACTGTCCGGCTTCTATCAGCCAATCCGAATATGGCCTTTCGTGATAGTCTATGCCCGAAGTCCAGTCGTCGCCAACATTTTGGACACAGCGGTGATACTCCGGGATAACGTGCTTGCGAGGTATGAGCCGGACACCGTCATAAGACAGGCAACCGTCTCCGTCCTGCGTGAGCTCTCCGAGTTCAATCAATGAGTGGCCGAACCATAACGAATCATGACAGAGGCGCAAGAGTTGTTTGAACCATGACTGATCAAAATAATGTTTGGCTGTCTCATCCTCGTCGCCGGATTCGTTAACGAGTTTGAATGAACGAGACATCACGAATCCTCGCCGCTGCTCGATACAGCCGGAGAGGTGGAGGTCAACGGCAACATCCCTGTATATGTCATAGAGACGCTGCCGGTTCGGGTTGTCAACATTTATTGCCAGCTGCCATGCCGCCCTCCAATCCGCGATGTCCTTTCGCGTCAGTGCATCAGTAGTCCGATGTATGTCCATGACGATACTCTGAAACTTTGCCCGGTCTTTCGGCTTGGCAAGATTCAGTTCCCCGTATGGGGTATTCAATATCATGGGGTCGCTCTTTTTGGAGCGAAAGTTCTCAAGGAATTTGTCGAGTACGCCCATAGTTTTACCAATTATGACGGAGTCGTGGCTCCGAGTGAAATATAGTACCGTTCATGATGGGTGTGTCCTCTTCTTCAATCAGCGGCAAGTCCGGGATGATCTTGCCGGACTGAACGCCTTCGAGCCATTCGATAGCCCGTTCATAACGCTCCTTGCGAATCTCAATACCCATCTTCTGAGGGAGCGAGGCCACAAGATGATAGAGGGCTATGTCGGCAGTCCGCATGACAATAAGCCTGTTCCGGGCATTCCCTTCGGCTGAAAAAATCGCCTCACAGTCATAGACAGGACGCAGGTAGCCGGAAATTTCCTCGATTGCCTCAAGTTCCGCATTGGCGCGGTTTTCCTCAGAGGCACGGGAGATAACCTTGAGCGCATCTTCGCCTATGACCACGGCGTAGTCGTTGTCGGTGATAAACATGACGCTGAAATTAAGTTGTTACGAAAAGAGCGTGTCTCTCAATATCCTCGACAGTCACACCCTTGCGGAATCGCTTGCGCTTGATGAGTTCCTTGATAGTCTGTTTCGGAACGACCTTGAGAGAGCCTCCGAGGTGAATGACATAATACTTCATACCGAACAGTTCGGCGAGTTTTTTAGCCTTGCGCACGGCTCTCTTGTATAGCCATGCGGCATAATACTTTTTGATGGTCTTAAACATATCACCATGAATTTTTAGGGTGCCGACGCGGTATCGACACCGGTTTGAATGTCTCTTGTCTTGTGCTTCGCTGTAGGAACCATATAGCACCTTCGTCTGCGTCCGGCGCGTCATCATGGACACGGGAGCCACGTTCAAGTGCAAGAGTCTGCTCTATGCCCACCTCCATGTCCGGGGTACCCTTGAGAGCTTCATTGTAGAATACGAATCCACGTTCCCACAGAGGCGAGACCGCCTCGATGCGCTGAATCTTCTCCGGCTTTTTTCGGGTGTCCGGCATGATGGGCAGCTGATAGCCGCGAATGTTTCCTTCCGTCGCAAACTCATCGAGGATAATATCCTGCATAAAATTCGCCTCCATATAGAATGTCACTACGACATTCTCCGGCAAACTTTCATAAAGGTTATACAGCCAACGCACCATGCCGGAGACGGTATCCTGTCGGACGTATGTGTCGATAAGATGCAGCTCGGTTCCTATCTTACCCCACAGGCGACACGCCTTATAGTCATTGGCTGTGGTTGACTTGAACGACGGGTCGGTATAGCAGACAAGCATATCGTACTTGTCGAGTTTGGGCATACGCTTGAACCGGATCCATTCATGCCTGAAGATGGTGCCGTCTGTGATGGGGTTGTGCATCATCTCCTTTTCCCATGCCCTGTAACCGACAAAATCCTTGTATGCCTGTGCCTCTTCCTTAGTCCATTTTTCAGCCCATACCGGGTTCCCGTCGCTGTCAACAGCCTTTATCTCGGACACATGAACACCTTTGGAAGCGGCAATATTGGCAAGCACCGAGTTTTTGGAGATAAGGTTGCCGACCATGATAAAACGGCCACGGCCAACGTCGAGCGCACCGAACAGAGCCTCCTTCACCCAATCGGTCAAATCCTTTATACGCTTTTCATTCCGGCATATCTCGTCATCGTCCAAGTCGTCGATGACAATATAATCCGGGCGAGCCTCGCGGTCACGGAGACCACGGGGAGACTGTCCACGGCCAACAGCAAGGAACTTGGCACCGCCCTTGGTCTTGAATTCTCCCTCAAGCCAAGAACCGAGGTTTTTCTGCTCGCCGAAGTCGGCAATCAATTTCTGGTTGAATTCAAGTTCGGCCTGTAAATCGCCGAGCAGACGGATTGCGCTGTCTTCGGACTTGCCGACGGTTATCATAAAATTGATGAGCCTCTTCGGTTGGAAAATCAGCCAAAGAGGAATGAACACACCGATATGGGTTGACTTGGCATGACCTCGTGGCCATTTGAACACAGCCTTGAGGTTGGGGGTATTCCTTATCTTCAGAGCTGCTTTCGTGTGGAAGGGGGCATTGTGTATCGTCTTGATGACCTCGCCGGTTGTCTTGTCGCGCAATGTAAGGAAATGGGCGAAGTAATACTCGCAGAACTCGTCATAGTTCGAGAGCAACCGTTTTATACGCCTGTCGCGTTCAACCGGGGTCTCTTTGGCGATAGCCATAGACACAGCTGTCAGGGTCTGAACTTCCCGGCAATGTTCCTGCCACCGTTCAAACGCCTCCTTCTGTTCTTTTGTCCATTTAGTCGCCATAGCAAACGAGTGTTCCCTTGTTAAAAGACTCTATGAGGAACCCGTCCTGCAATCTGTTGATTGTCTTGATAAGTTCAAGAGTAATCTCCGGGTCTGTCTTTGCCCGGAACTCAAGATATTTCGAGAAAGCGGTGAATACTTCGATTGCAGCCACGACATTTGCCTGTGATTTGTCGAGTTTATCAATGGCGGCTGTCAGTTTGGAGAGTTTATCTCCGAGACTGTCGATAAGGTTTAGGTCGCCGGAAGCGTTCACTTTGTCAAGAAGGGTGTTTGTTGCAAGCAGCAGCTTCTTGATCAGCTCCGGGCGCGATATTGTTTTTGCAGCACGGGTCTCCTTCCATCCGTCGGCAGTACACCATTTCGATATAGTTACCCTCGATACGCCGACCATGTCCGCGATCTCGGTCTGTTCCTTCCCGGACATATACAGGGTACGGGCAAGGTCTTTTTTTCTTTCGAGTTCTGCTTTTGTCATATTGATAATGATTTTGCGCGGTTACATTCCGGCAAGCATAAGGATGTCGAGCCGAAAATCAATGCAAAATTGGAGAGTTCACGCCTAAGAGCAAAAAAAGTGTGCAACGGTTTCATACAAGTGTGCAACCGTTGCACACTTTCTTGTCAGGCAGGGGATTACGTCGTAATATTGCACCGAATTTCAAACGCAAAGACCGCAATGGGAAAAAGAGTAAGAATGACTGATGACAGTCTCAACAGCCACGGAAGCCGGGTATTGACAGCCGGGTGTGACACCGCACAATATGAGCGGAACCCTGTGCTGCTGTATATGCACGAGCGCGGCAAGGTCATCGGCTACATGAAGGACATCGAGGTCAAGGACGGCGAGATCAGCGGCGAGCCGGTCTTCGACTGCGCGACCGAACTGTCCAAGCAGTGTAAAAAACAATGGGAGGTGGGCTCTCTCCGAATGGTCAGCATCGGAATCGACGTACTTGAACTGAGTGAAGATCCGGAACATCTTGTGGCCGGGCAGACCGCGCCGACCATTACGAAGAGTAAAATCTTCGAGACCTCCATCGTTGACATCGGAGCCAATGACAATGCCATAGTCATGCGCCACAATGGAAAGCAGATAACGCTTGGCAGGGACAGCGAGAATCCCCTGCCTATGCTCAGTAATAAACCTCAAACAACAAAACAGCAAATGGAACTCAAGACCATCGCCCTCAAACTGGGTTTGCCGGAAACGGCTGACGAGACCGCCGTGCTTGCTAAAATCGGCGAGCTGAAACTTACTGCCGCAGAAGTGGAGCAGCTCAAAAAAGACAAGGATGCGCTGACTCTTTCGCAGGTAACTTCTGCCGTCGAGACCGCCATCAAGGAAAACCGTCTCACTCCCGACAAGAAGGAACACTTCATCAACCTCGGCAAGACCATCGGCATCGACAGTCTAAAGGCAACCCTCGACGCAATGACCCCGGCGGCAAAGCTCAGTAAAACCATCACTCCGTCTAATGGTGGCACTTCTCCTGCCGGTCAGAAGACCTACAACAAATTCAGCGAGGTTCCCGAAGAAGAACTCCGCAAAATGCGCAGCGAGAATCCTGCCGAATACCGCCGCCTGTTCAAAGCCGAATACGGCTACGAATGCAACATCTAACACCAAATATCAACAACGATGAAAACAGCATCCAAAACCATCTGCGCTCTGCTTTTCAATATGCTCATGGGCGCAATCATCGCAACGCTTCTCGGCGTTCCCCCTCTCGTCGGTATGCTCTTCATGGTGGCCATAGGTATCACCATGAGCTTCGTGCCGGTTCCCAAAGGCGCACTCCGTGCCGGAGTCTATACCGAGGTATGGACAGGCGAGCTTGTTAAGGGACTCCGCGAGTTCCTAACAGGCTCATGGCTCGACGGTGTTCCTGACCAATCCTCTATCGTCAACAACGATGTCATCCACCTTGTAGAAGTGGGTGTTGACCCCGATGTCCTCATCAATAACACGACCTATCCGATTCCGCTTCAGGCACTCGAAGATAAGGACATCGCCATATCGCTCGACAAATTCCAGACAAAGGTCACTCCCGTCACCGACGATGAGTTGTATGCCATTTCGTATGACAAGATGTCCCGTGTCAAGGAAAGCCATGCCAACGCCCTCAGCGATGCTAAATTCGCAAAAGCGGCACACGCACTGTGCGCACAGGAGAATACAGCCAAGACACCCGTCCTTAAGACTACCGGCGCGGCAGACCCCACAACAGGCCGACATCGTCTTACCCTTAACGACCTAATCAGTCTGAAAGAAGCTCTCGACAACCTCAAGGTTCCGGCTTCTAATCGTCGTCTTGTCCTTTGTCCTGATCATGTAAACGACCTGCTGCGTTCCGAGCAGACGTTCCGTGAGCAGTTCAATATCAACCGCAATACCGGCACTGTCGGCAATCTGTATGGCTTCGACATCTATACTTACGGAGACAACCCCGTTTATACAACCGCCGGTAAGAAAAAAGCAGTCCAAGCAGCTGCAAGTGCAGGTGAATTCCAGTGTTCGTTTGCCTTCTATGTTCCCCGTGTGTTCAAGGCCACCGGCTCCACCAAGATGTATTACAGCGAGGCTTCGACCGATCCCGAATACCAGCGTAATAAAATCAACTTCCGCCATTACTTCATCGCAATGCCTAAGAAAGCCGATGCCGGAGCTGTGATGATGAGCGGATATACTGCTCCGACTACAGGTGGCGGTACACAGACTGAAGGTAAGTAACGCATGGCAAGACTCAAGTATCTCGTAATCCACTGCACCGCAACCCCGGAAGGACGTGATGTGTCCGCCGCAGACATTCGGCGTATGCACACCTCTCCGGTGAGTGCCGGTGGCCGTGGGTGGAAACAGCCGGGTTATACAGATGTGTTCCGGCTTGACGGTACTGTTGAGCGTATCGTGAATAACAACGAGGATGCCAATGTTGACCCGTGGGAGGTTACCAACGGTGCCAAGGGTTACAACTCCATCAGCCGACATATAGTGTACGCCGGTGGACTTGACAAGTTCCTGAACCCGAAGGATACACGAACCTCTGCTCAAAAAAAGGCAATGGCAGCATACGTTCTCGATTTTCACCGCCGGTTTCCCGATGTCAAGATTATCGGCCATCGCGATCTGTCTCCTGACCTCAATGGCAACGGTATAATCGAACCTTATGAATGGATGAAGGCCTGTCCGAGTTTTGAAGTCTCGGAATGGCTGAAATCTATCGGCATCAACCAATAATCAACAAATCCGAGTGGCTATGACATTCAGTGAAATTCTTAACATACTTCTTGGCGGTGGCTTCCTTGCCTTAATGGTGGGTGTCATTACGCTCAAGGCGACAGTCCGAAAGGCCAACGCCGATGCCGAGAAAGCAAAGGCCGATGCCGAAAGTGTGCGGATCACCAACACTGAGAACGCCACTCGGATTCTCGTACAAAATATCGTCAACCCCTTAAGAGAGGAACTCAATGCAACGAGACAGGAACTTCATACAACCAGAGAGAAATTATCGGCGACCGAAGGTGTCATGGCCGGTATGCAAAAAGAACTGGCCTCTACCAAGAGAGCTGTGTCCCGTCTGTCAAGGGCGGTTGAATCTGCTAAAAACTGTCCTCATTCTGACGATTGCGTCGTTCTGTACAAGTTGCGCAACAACCAAAAAGACACAGACGGAACAGATTCAGACAGTGCAGATGGTAGAGAAGCACGATACCGTAACCGTGATAAGGCAGACACTCAAGGAGACGGTACCGATGAGTCAGGCTCAGATAACCGTATCCGTGGACAGCCTCCTTAAGCTCCCGGCAGGTGCATCGTACCATAAGCGCAGCGGTCAAGCCGGAGCCGAGGTTTCCTTGAGAGGAGACACAATCTTCGTCACCGCTACCTGTGATAGCCTTCAGCGCGAAGTTGAATATTACGAGGAGCAATATCAAGCCACCCTCGAAGCTCTCGATAATCTCAAGGAGAGCGTTCAAACGGAGCGCGAACACTGTTCAAACCCAATTAAAATCGCATTGGCGGCATTTATTGCCGGACTGTTTGTCGGCGTACTCTCAACAATAATCATCTTATCAAAATCCCGATATGGAAAAAAATAAAAACTTCCTGTATGGCATCGGATCACTTGCTTTCGATGACTTCACAATGGGCTACATCGAAAAAGGCTCATTCGATTTCGGAGGCACCAAGCCGGAGTCTGTCGATGTGGAAGCGGAGCAAGTTCCCGATGCTCCCGTTCTGACACTCCTTCAGAAGAATGGTCAGATTGCCCCAACATTCAACCTCATTCAGCTTAACTACGAGAACATTGCCGCAGTCCTCGGAGGCAAGCTCCTCGGCACAAAACCCAACTACACCGGTTGGGAAGCACCATCGGAACTCGTTCAGAAGTCCGGCAAATGGACAATTAAGCTCGTATCCGGCCAAGTGATCACCATTCCAAACGGCACCATTCTCGCAAGCCTCGCCGGTAAGCTCACACTTACTGAAGTCGCAAAGCTCGAATGTCAGCTCAAGGTCAATAAGCCCGCCGATGGTTCGGCACCTTATACCATTAAGGATGAAACAACTACCACCGGTTCGTAATTCATGGAAGACAAGACCATCAGAATGATCCAACAGGAGGCAGCGGAGGCACTCTTAAACGTGGGTGTCTCCCTCCCCCTGAAGGAGTTCCGGCTACCGTTCCGAAAACGACCGATAGTCTTCAGGGTGACGATGCGCCGCCCATGTATGTCCGGCCAAATCGAAATTGCCCGGACATATTTGTCAATGGAGGTAAAAAGCTCGGAGATGGAGAAATTCACCAAGGAAGAGCAGATGGAGTTCCTTGCCAAACATGGAGGCAAGCTCTGCCGGATGATCGCTCTGACTCTTGGCAGGACAATCTATGTAAAACCGTTGACATGGTTCGTGCGCCATTTTGTCCGCTATGAATATCAGATGGCAGCTGTGAGGAAGTTCGTCAGCCTCATGGGAACCGACCCTTTTATACCTATTATCAGATCAGCCGAGAAGACAAATCCGATGCGGTTGAGACTGAGCCAAAAAAAGAAGGGGAGTTAACGACTCACTACGAGAATTCCCATAGCCCCTTCGGATTCCTGTGGCAAGTGGCTACCGCTACAGGATGGACGATTGACTACATACTCCACAAAGTCAATTATCAGACACTCATCATGATGTTGAGCGATGCGCCCCGGTATATTGAGAAACGAGCCTCAAAGCCGGAAGCCGGAAGTTCGGCAGAGGATGAAGCCAACGAAATAGCAGGATTTTTCAGAAGCAATCTCTTACAATGAAACCGGTCGAAATAGAATTCTTGATGAAGGACGGACTGACTCCCGGCTTGAAAAATGCCGGGAGAATAGTCCGTCAGTTCTCCGATGACGCAGCAGCCGAGTTAAAGGAGGTGTCGGAGTCTCTCAAATTGCAGAGGCAGCACGTTTCGCGCCTTGAAAAGACTCTCAAGGAATTGGAGAAAGCATCCAAGAGTGCTGCGCCCGGTGCTGAGTGGAGCAAAGCCAAGGCTCGTATTGAGGAAGTCAAGAAGGAACTCGAAGACGAGAAAGGTGGACTCGCCGAGCTTGTCGATATGGAGAATCAGCTCAAGGCTGCGTCGGAGGGTGCAGATGTCTCCCTTCGGCAGCAGCTCCGCAATCTTACCCAAGAGATAGCAACATTGATGGTGGCATACGCTCAACTCAGCGATGAAGAGCGTGCCACAGCCGAGGGGAAGGCTCTGCAACGTCATATCGAGGAACTGACCGAACAGGCTGGTATATTGAGGGACGCTATGGGCGATACCACTGCGGCCATCAATAACGCAGCTTCCGACACACGAGGTTTCGATCAGTTGACGGGAGCCCTTCAGCTTGCTATCGACAGTTTCGGACTGGCTACTGCCGGAGCCGAGATGTTCGGAGTCAGTCAAGAGGATTTGGTGGAGGCTCAGACAAAATTACAGGCGGCTCTTGTAGCGAGCAATGCACTCAGTTCCATTCAGAATAACTTGCAGAAGCAGTCTGCGCTTATGCAGGGTATCGGAATTATTCAGACCAAAGCCGCTACAACAGCAGAAACTATAAAGACCGCCGCCCAAGGTCGCGGTGTGATTGTCACCAAGGCTGCTACAATCGCACAAGCGGCGTTCAATGCGGTTGCCAAGGCAAATCCTTATGTCTTGCTCGCTATGGCCTGTGTAACGGTCGTAGGGGCTTTGTATGCCTTTGCCAAAGGAAGCAAGGCTGCTAAGAAAGCAGAGGAGGAACGACAGGCTCAGGCTGAGAAAATGAAACAGCAGCAGGAAGAATTCGCTCAAGCCATTGTTGACTCGGCAGGGCAACAAATCGCCTCGTTCCTAAAGTTGAAAAGAGCATGGGAGAACCTTGGAGATAGTTTTGATAAAAAGAAAAAATTCATCACAGACACCAAAGATGAATGGCGTAAGCTCGGTAAAGAGATAGATAACGTCAACGATATGGAGAAGATATTCCGTCAGCATACGAAAGATATGATGACGGCGATTATTCTCCGCGCAGAACTGAAAGCCTATGAAACGCGAATTCAGCAGGTGGCTGATGATATGGTGTCGGAAGTTGAAAGGAATAAAACTTTTACCTATAAAACAGTCCACGCCGGAGCATTGTCGGGAACAGGACAAGGCTTTGGTGTTTCCGGCCATACCGATTTCCAGACCCTGACTCCCGAAGAGGTTGCTGCTGCCCGTGCAGTCGGTGGCATTACTTCCTGGCATAGTGAATACGGAGGTCAATCGGGGACAGATCTTACAGCAGAAGGCGCACGTGTTGTAAACGAAATGCGGCGAAAGGCAGGGAACCAAGCAGCACTTAATAGGCAGGATGCCGCTCGCCAAAATGCAATTCAGACTATTTCGGGTTACGTTGACACCATGACACAACTCTCTAATGAGCTTGAACGAACGATGACGAATATGCCCGGTGCGGATGTTGATCCGGATGGGGGCAAGCCGGACAAACCCGATAAGCCGGACAAACCCGACAAAGATGATCGTGTCGAGCAGGAGCGTCGTGTCGCAGAAGAATTGCGAAAACTGCGATGGAAAAATCAGCAAGAGGAAATCGACCAACTTGAGGATGGGGCAGAGAAGCGTCGCCGTCAGATTGCCCTTGACTATGAAAAGCAGATGTCCGAAATACAGGATCAAGAGGATAAGTGGAGAGAGATGCAGAACGGGACGCTGTCGCCGGAGCAAACCGAGGCTATTGCCGAGGCTCGCCGTCTCGCCAACCAAGGTATGCAAAATGCTATTCGCGAGGTCGAGAATGACGAAGTCGCAAAGAACCGGGAAAAACTCAACGAGTTGCTTGAGCAGTATAAGGACTACGACCAACGCCGCCGGGATATAGAATCGTCATATAAGGCTGACATGGAAATCCTCAACAACGAACTTGCCCGACTCGAATCCGAGGGTATGGACACCACCGAAATCAAGTCTGCAATATCTGCCCGTGAACAGGCTTACCGTTCCTCTATTTCATCGCTTGAGGGAGAAATATTGCAGGCAAGCGATTTCTATGACAAACTGTTCGGCACGGTATCCGACCGAGGATATAAAGTCCTCAAGGATTTCTATGCACAGGCAAAGGAGACTCTTGAGAATGCAAAGGTTGACGGCGACGGTGTCGAAATAACCATCCCGGTAAAGGATGCTGACGGCAAGTTTGTAAAGAAAGCCGTCAAGATAACAGTCGATGAGTACCGACGAATGCTCAAGCAGGTACAGGAAATCAAGAAGCAGCTTGAAAAGAATAATCCTTTTGCCGCTTTCAGGACTTCATGGTCTGAACTTAACAAAGCCATCAAAGAGGGAGGTGATGTGTCCGGCGCGCTCAAAGACCTCAATGCAAAGGGGAAGGAAGTGACGAGTACCATACGGGGCTGGGGAGAATCCCTCGGCTCAGTGTTTGGTGATAACTTCAAGAACTCGATGAATGAGATTCTGACCTTCTGCGACGGAGCAATGGATATGGGTACCGGCATCGCACAGATATGGTCGGGAGATATTGTCGGTGGTATCACAAGTACTTTGAGCGGTCTTTCGTCTATTATTTCGCTGTTCAGCTCATGGAAAGAGAAGATGGAGGAAATGAAGCGAGAGTGGTATATTGCCGAGATTGAGACCAACCGTGCGCTCCGGGAACGCTCTGCCGAATATGCTGCCAACCGAAGTCAGATCTCAGACATCATCAAAGATGTGGAGCTCTTGAATTGGCTCATTGCAAAAGGATATGCCAAGCCTTCAAGCGTCAGTATTTGGGAGGCACAGTCCTCGGCTCTCAATGAATATACGAATAATCTCCGAAAAGAGAGTGCCGTGTATGATGAGCTGTGGGAGAAACTGCAGGGCAGCGAAGGCCACTACGAATGGGGCAATTCGCTTAATGGCGGTTCTGCCACATGGAGCCTCCGGGGATATAATGCCGACATGATTGAACTTTGGTACAACCAAGGTAAACTCAGCGATGCTGCTAAAGCATACTACGAGGCATGGGTTGAGAGTGGCAAGACAATCGAGGAACTTATCGACCAGATCAACGAGTGCAAGGAGTCCATGCGCGAGATGGTCATGGGTGTGTCCTTCGACAGTTTTCTCTCCAATGCCAAAGATGCTCTTAAAGAGATGCGTGGCGATATATCCAAACTCGGAGAGTTTACCGAGGACACACTTGCCAATGCCATACTCAACGGATTTATGTACCGAGACCTTGCCAAAGTGCTTGAGCCGCTCTACAATGAATTGTCGGATGCTTTCATAGACGGAACCGCCGATGCCGCTTACCTTGAGGATTGGCGGCGTAGGTTCGAGGAAGTGATGACAGCAGCCGGGAATCGCCTTGATGATATAGCCGATGCCGCAGGAGTTGACCTTAACGGAGGCTCCGGCACGACTCAATCGGGCAAAGCCGGAGGATTTGCTGCCATGAGCCAAGACCAAGGCACAAAACTTGAAGGTCTTTTTGTCAGCGTTCAGATGCACACCGCATCAATAGATGAGCAGATGGAGGATGTGTCGGATAAAATGACTCAAGCGGCAGAACGTCTCCGCAAGATTGAGGAGAACACAGGTCGCGCCGCAGACAAAATCGAGGAGATGTCCGATGACATAAAGAAAATTATGAGGGACGGAATTAGGACTATATAATATGGACACCGAAGCATTGAAAAACCTTGTCGTAATCAACGGCACTGATATATGGACTGAGTTCGGAGCCTTTCTGACCGAGGAGAAGAAGGGTGGCCGGGAAAACCTTACGGCAATAATGACAGCCTCCAAAGTTAAGAGTCATGTGGCGGTCAATATCCGGGAACAGAACGGTTCCAAGTATTCATCACGCCTTGATGTCAAAAACGAGGAGCGTGATGTAACTCTCCATTTCGCCCTGTTCGCCGAAACCAAGAGCGAGTGGCTGCGTCGCTACCGTGATTTCATTACCTTCCTCAAGACCGGCGAGGACGGCTGGCTCAATGTGAAATTTACCGAATTGAACCTCACTTTGCGGATGTTCTTTGTCGAACCATCAGGCTATAAACCGCTCACATATCTATGGAAAGAGGGTGTACAGGCAAGCCGGTTCAAGGTCAAATTCCGTGAGCCTGTGCCCACGTTTTAACGAAATTCAAACGCCGTTCAAATATGCTTATAACGATATACGACTCGGTCGGCAACCCCAAGGTTGACATATCGCCGAATGACAGCTCGACGCAGGTCAAGGCGGTGCAGAGCGACAGCGTCCTTACGCTTTCCTTCACACATTACGACCATATCGACCTTGATGTCGATGACTACGCAGACTTCCTTGGAGAGCGTTTTTGGCTGACTGAAAAGTACCGGCCAAGACAGAACTCCAAGAAGGAGTGGGTCTATGATCTCAAGCTCTATGGCGTGGAAAGCATGATAAAGCGTCTGCTTGTCATCAAAACTGTCGATGATGAAGATAACCCCGTCTTCACTCTGACCGCTCCTCCGCGAGATCATGTCGCCATGATTGTCAAGTGCATGAACGACGGCATGGGCAACATCACCGACTGGAAGGTCGGGCAAGTGAACGGCACGGAGAATATAGTCATTGACTATTTCGGCAAATACTGCGACGAGGCTCTCAAGGAGATTGCCGAGAAAGTCGGTGCCGAATGGTGGGTCGAGGGGCAGACCGTCAATATCTGCAAGTGTGAGCATGGAGAGCCGGTGGAACTCGGCTATAACAAAGGGTTGCTGTCCATTGATCCCGGAACTGCAAATAATGTCAAGTTCTACACCCGCCTTTATCCTGTGGGCAGCAGTCGGAACATCGACCCGGAGAAATACGGTTTTACCCGGCTTCAATTGCCCGGCGGTCAGAAGTATGTCGAAATCAATGCCGACAAATATGGACGTGTCGATCACTTCGAGCAGTCTGCCTTCGAGGATATTTACCCAAGGCGTGTCGGTGTTGTCAGCAGTGTCCGCAGCGAGGTCAAGACCGGCGAGGACGGGAATCCTTTTACCATCTACTATTTCACCGACAACAGCCTTCCTTTCGATCCCAATGCCTACATGATCGGTGGGCGTGTGATCCGAGTCTCCTTTCAAGAGGGCAGCGAGCTTGCCGGACTTGGAGAGGAAGAAGACGGCACATACTTCTTTGAGGTGAATTTCAACAGCACGACCCGTGAGTTTGAGATCATCACGATATGGCCTTATGACAACGACATTCAGCTTCCCGGAGACAAACTCGTGCCTAAAGCCGGAGACAAATATATCCTGTGGAACCTCCGTATGCCGGACGAGTATTATGCCCTCGCCGAAGAAGAATTCCTGACAGCTGTCAACAAATACAACGCAGATCATAATCTCGACATCTCGGTATATAAGGCACCGACCGATCATGTATGGATTGAAGATAACAATGTAGAGTTGAGCATCGGTCGCCGGGTGCGTCTTGTGAGCGAGGAATACTTTCCCGGCTTTGGATTCCGGGACAGCCGCATTACAAAGATTACCCGGAAGGTCAATCTTCCGTCATCGATGGATATTGAGATCAGCGATGCCCTCAGCCGGACGGCTCAAGAGAAGATGGCCGACTCAATCACCGATGTCCGCAGTTTCGCACAGTCGATAGGAGCCTCCACCTCATTGCCGGATATTATCCGCACATGGGATAAGACCCCGCCGACCGACAACAATCTGTTCTCCGCCCGGCGTAGTCAGAGGGAGTTCCTCAGTAAGAACAGTCGCGACCGAGCCAAGGAGACAATCATATTCGACAAAGGTATCGAGGCCGGGAATTATGTGCCCGGTTCTCAAGGCGGCTTTATCGACGGTTCCGGAAATGCCGAGCTGCTGACACTTGTTGTGCGCCTTCTTTTGAGTAGTCCCAAGTTTGTAGATGGTCTCGCCGGAGAGGGCTGGCGCATTTGGCTTGAGGACGGTCTGTCGCATCTTACAATTGACAAGTTGACGGTGCGTCAGATAATGACCGTGTTCGAGCTGCTTATTGAAAAGATCCGCAGCGTCGGAGGACAGATATGTGTATCTGCGGCTAATGGGAAAATAAAAACAATAGAAGACCTTGGGAACTCTTATCTGATAAATTTCGAGCAGCCCAATGGGTTTGTTCAGGGCGACCTTATACGATGTCAGACTTTTAACTCAAAAAGTTATTGGGTAGAGGTATATGATTCGGATGCGGAAGATGGTGTCGAAATTCTAAAAAGCGAGTTTGCCGGGCAATCTCTCCCGGAGGTTGGAGATGAATGCGTGCTCATGGGCAATACCTTCATTAAGAACCGTCAGAATCTTATCCTCATATCGGCTACCGAAGACGGACAACCCCGTATCGATGTCCTCGATGGAGTCAATGACAAAAACTTCACAGGCTGTCTGCGTACACGTCTTGGCAATCTTGACGGCATAACTGACGACTGGTTCCCGAAAGACAATCAGCCTCACGGCAATGGTCTCTATTCGGACAACGCATACCTTCGCGGCACCTTCCTTCTCGCAACCGGCGAGGATATAAAGACTAAGTTTGAGATAGTCGAGGGTAAGATAGAGAGCATGATTGAGGCGGTGCGCGATGATTTCGTGGCTGACAAAGGTTATCTGAACAATCCGGCATTCGCCTCCGGCATGGAAAAATGGGATACCTCGAATGAGACGGTTTTCTTTCTTGTTGGCAATAAATGGATATGGGCAAATAACAATGTCCTCTCCAAGAAAGGCAATAGTGCAAGCATCGCAAAGGATGACGGTCGCACGGTGGTTCGTATCATTAACAAGTACATCTTGCAGAAAAACTCCAACCTCCGAAGCAAACCGACATTCGAAGTTAACAGCGAAGGCAAGAAGGAGGCAGTTCCGGTTTATCTGAGTTTCTTCTACAAAGTCATAAAAGGCGGTTTGCTGAGTATTGAATTTGAGAATGTAGATAAAACAGGATTCGAGAATTTTAACTCTCTTGAATATACAACGGGGCTGAGTCCGACTGATGGCTATGTACAATTTTCGTGTGACGGTCTTTGGAACGGAACAGGGGATTTCAAGCTGTCGTTCACCGGCGAAATCTACCTGTATATGCTTGTTCTGTCCACAGACAAGATCGAGGCACTGACATACAAGTACCGTACCCTTTTTGAGCAGTCCGAAAAGCTGATAAAGATAGCGGCACAGAATTTCGATAATGATGGCAAGGTTATTGCTGAGTCCGGCATCCTCACCACGGCGCAGATGACCGGGCTGTATGCCATCGATAGTAACGGCAACCTTCGAGCTTTTGTCGGTGCCGGACAGGAAGGTGTCAAAATCAAAGCTGACCACATTCAGCTTGAAGGCATTGTTACTGCAAACGGTAATTTCAAAATTCTTGAGGATGGCAGCATTGAAACGGTTAACGGTAAATTTACCGGCGAAGTCAACGCAACATCCGGCAAAATAGGAGGCTTCATAATCGGTGCCAACAGCATTACCGCTGAGGGAGGCTACTCCGGCGGTAATGTGGACGGCGGCACAAGCAAGTTTTTCCTGTATTCCTCCGGCGACGGATTTCTCGGCTTCCGGGACAAATACCGATGGGTAGGTATGGGACTCGATACCATGCCAGCAGGCGTGGCGGTAGGCTCATGTCTGTTGAGAATATCAAATGATACTCCATTGGAGTATTTTGACAATTACGGAGCATATATCAACGTATCCGGTGGTCGTAACAATATCGGCCTTCTCATGTATGGTGATATAAGAGCTAATGCGAGGGGATATCACTCTCTTAACGGCACAGTCGTCATCGATGGAGCAGACGAATTGCGCGTAGCCACCGACATGGGGGCAGACGGCACCTATACCGAATATTACTCCGGTGTTAGTTTTAACCCGGCGGATTATGACCTTGACAAAGTGCGTTTTCAGGTGCGGAACGGACTAATAGTTGCGGTGATAAGAGAATAATACATAAAGATATGGCAAAAATCAATTTTCAGCGATTCAGAATCCCGGCAGGGATAGACCGAAGCAGGTATCAGACCGGCGATGCAAGGGAGAGTGTGGCAAACATGCTGTACCTTAATGTCAACGGCATACGCGCTCATGCCCTCGCGCTCAAAATCTACCATAGCGAGGGAGAAACCGACTTTACTGAAGAAGAAGTGAGAACCCTTAGTGAGGTGGCCGCCACCTATGCGACACCGGCGTTTATTGACGGACTTAACGAGCAGCTGCAAGGAGGTGTGGAATGAAAGTAATATACAACCGCTTCATACCGTTCCGAGGATTCAAGTGCATCAACCTCTTCGGCATCCTTTTCGTGCGTCAAGGCAGTGTCATGACACAGCTCGATTACAACCACGAGGCCATCCATACGGCGCAGATGAAGGAACTGCTTTATCTGCCGTTCTATATCCTCTATGTCATGGAATGGCTGTGGCGATTGTTCCGTCTCCGGGACGGAACAGCAGCCTATCGCGCTATCTCCCATGAACGGGAGGCATACGCCAACCAAGGCAATCCCGAATATCTGAACAATCGCAAACCATATAATCAAATCAAATCATTATGGCACTGACCCAAGCAGATAAAAACGAAATCATCAATGCGCTCAAGGCTGAATCGCAGGGAGTAGATGAACTTCCCATTGTCAGCAGTCTTGACGGCATAGTATCATTACCGGCTATCAGAGGCACAGAGGTTGTCAGTGTCCCGGTGTCGCTTCTCCGCAAGCCTGCGGAGGATGCGGCAGGAACCGCAAACGCAGCCGCCGCTGATGCCAATTCTGCCGCGACATCCGCATTTAATGCCGCTAATGACGCGACTGCCGCAGCCGAGTCTGCCGATGAAGCGGCGCAAGAGGCAGACAGAGCCGCAGAAAAGGCGTATGATGCTGTAACTGCGGCTCAGGGAGTTGTTTCAGATTACGAGTCAACGGCCATAGCCGCCCGAAATGGTGCGACAGCCCGGTTCTCCCGGTTCGTGCAGCTTGACGCGACCACGGAGAATATGAGCATCGTCTCAGAGGATGGAGAGATTGTCTTTTTACCTTCAAAGAAGGCTTTCGCGTTCCTTGTCAACGGTAAATACTATCTCTCATGGAAGAGTGACACTTACCCCATGCAGATGTACAACGAGGGCATCTCACAGGTAAAGAAAAACAAACTGTTCCTTTGCGGCGAGACCCTTTATGTGTGGAGCGACGAGAAAGAGACACTGATAGAGGCGAGCGGAAAGGGTAATGGCAGCGGATTCTACAATGTAACCGAGCAGCAGCCACTCACCACCGGCTACTATTCCAAGGCAACAGCTGTGGCCGTGCTCGCCAACGCCGACATCGAGGACGAACAGAAGCGCGGCATGATCATCACTTTTGAATCCGCGCCCGGCAAATGGGAGGACTACCGATTCATCGGAACCACACTCTCCACATTCACTTCGCCCGGCGCATGGGAGGAATATGGCTCAAAGAACACTGTCAAGCAGATAACGGTCAACGGCGAAAAGAAACTCCCGGATTCAAACGGCAATGTGTCAATCACCATCGACGAGGTCAGTGTCGATGACAGTCTCGACCCCGACAGCACCAACCCCGTGCAGAACGGAGCCGTCGCTTCCAAAGTGGCCGAGCTTGAGGCAGGGACACTATTCGGTGTCGATACCGAAGAGAACGATGACGGTTCCACCACTGTCAGGCTCAACAGCAAGACATCGACCATCGCCGAGTTCACTGTCAAAGGTGGCGGCGGTGGCGGTGGGGATGACGCATCCCTTACCAAGATCGTACTGTCGGCTTCCGTTGACAAAAAGACCATCAAGGAGGGAGATTCCGCACTTCTTTCATGGTTCTACGACCATCAGTATTCCGGCGGTGACGACAAAGGGCAGAGTACCGGGCAAAAGGCCACCGTCAGAATCGAGGTGCACCGAGGAACCGTCGTGACCTACACCGAGACCAAGCAGGATGTCAGCTCCAACACATACACACTCGACCTTTCCAAATATCTGCTTCTCGGCACAAGCGACATATATGTCATAGCCACGACCACAGACCCCAATACAGGGAAGGAACAGAGAAAACAGGCATACCTCTCGATCAAGGTAGTCACGCTGTCCCTGTCAAGCAGCTACAACATCGCGTCCGGCATCGCCCAAGGCGGATTCGGGGTACACGACACAGTCGAGATTCCCTATGCCGTCACCGGCTCCGGCACGAAATCAGTCGCCCTGTATGTAGACGGGGTACAGCGCAACCTCCACTCCATCACGCGAAGCGGCACCACCAACAGCAACTTCAACCTCGACATGGCAGGGCTTGCCGTCGGTCGCCATACCGTTCAGATGGTCGCCGAGATGGAACAGGACGGTCTCACCCTCAAGAGCGAGAGCATCTATTTCGATATTCTCAAGAGCGGCAGCAGCGCACCGTTCCTCGGCACAAAGATAGTCCACCCCGACGGGCGCATACTGACCGGCACCGAGCATACGACACCCACCATCGAGGTCGGGCAATATGAAAAGTGCGAGTTTGAGTTCGTAGCCTATGATCCGACTGTCATTCCGGCCACTGTCGAACTGTGGCAGAACGGCAAGCTCGCCCGGACAGTCGCTGCACCCCGAACCGTTCAGACCTACAGCAACCGTTTCACGGAAAAAGGCCGTCAGTCTCTTCAGCTCAAACTCGGCTCGGCCACCTACACCATCAATATCGATGTCGAGGAGAGCGGCATCGACATCAGCGAGGCCACATACGGTTTGCAGTTCAAGCTCGACGCCACCGGGCGCAGCAACGAGGAAAGTAACCCGGCCACATGGGAATCGAATGGCGTTACAACGTCATTCGAAGGAGTGGACTGGGCAAGCAGCGGATGGGTTGACGGTGCGCTCCGTCTCACCAACGGAGCCAAGGCCGTAATCCACACCAAACCCTTCTCCAGCGATGTCAAGACCACCGGCCTCACTGTCGAGATCACGATGCGTGTCAGCAATGTCATGGACAGGGAGGCGGCGGTCGTGAGCTGTCTCGACAATGGCAAAGGACTTCTGATCACGACACAGGAGGCAAGTTTCAGAACCGGCCAAAGCGTGAGCTATGAGAACGAGGACGGAGAGACAGTGCAGCGAGAAATCAAGCTCGCCACCAACTACGCAGCCGGGGATTGGATGAAGGTCGCCCTCATGGTCGGCACCGCGTCGGAAGACCGTCTTATGCAGCTGTATGTCACAGGCAACCGCACCGGTGCGGACATCTACGACACCTCGTTCAATTTCCGTCAGGACAATCCGCAGGAAATCACCATCGACAGTGCCGAAGCCGACGTGGAGATAAAATGCATCCGCGTCTATAACCGAGCCCTCAGCGACGACGAGGAGCTTGAGAACCGAATGGTGGACAGCGAGACCACCGACGAGATGATGGAGATCTATTCCGAGAACGACATCATCGGCGACACCGGGGATGTCGATATGGACAAACTCCGGGCAATGGGGAAGGGAGTCCTGCGCATCGTGCGTCAGAATATGCTCAATGACGTGTACGAGACCAACAACAAAAAGACCGACTTTCTCGCCGACGTGTACTTCTACTCTCCGCTCGGCAGCGACTACGACTTCATACTCACCAACTGCTACATCCGAATACAGGGCACTTCCTCCACAAAATATCCGAGCAAGAACATCCGCATATATTTCACCAAGGGGAGCGAGATGCTGTCAATGACAGGCAAGAACGTTCTGCCCGGCAACAAATATGTCATGCGTCCCGGCGCGGTTCCAGTGCCGATCGTATGCTGCAAGTCCGACTATTCCGATTCCTCGATGTCCCTGAACACCGGCGGCGCAAAGCTGTTCAACGACGTGATGAAGGAACTCGGACTGCTTACCCCACCGCAGCGGCATCAGTACGAACAGGGAGGCAACAGTCTCGGAGCAGTCAGCATCAGAACCGCCATCGACGGGATGCCCATCGACATATTCTGTGCGGAGACAGCAGACGGCGAGAACGTCTATTACGGACAGTACAACTTCAACAACGAGAAATCCAAGAGTGGCCCGGTATTCGGTATGGAAGGTGTCGAAGGCTACACCGCAGCCTGTCCCATCGCTCTTGAGATGCTCAACAACACATCACCCGTCTGCCTGTTCCAATCCACAAGCGACACTCATCTCGCCGAGAATTTCGATGCCGGAGCCGAGGTCAATTATGGTGTCGACGCTTCCGGGAAAGTCCAGAGCGACGGTGATGTCAAATGGGTGGGACTCGCCACCGCGCAGCAGACCGCACTAAAGCGTCTCTACTCGTGGATACGCTCCTGTGTGCCCTCCGGCGCGAATCCCGGCGACCTCTCCACATTCAAGAGCGAGAAGTTCAAGAACGAAATAGGACAGTATTTCGACAAGGACTTCATCCTGACCTATTACATCTTCACCGACTACTTTCTCAGCGTCGACCAGAGAGCCAAGAACATGATGCTCCGCACGTGGGACGGTCTCAAGTGGTACATAACCTACTATGACGGCGACACGCAGCTCGGCAAACGCAACGACTGCTTCCTCGTGTACCTCTACACCACCGACCGCAATACATGGGATGCGGAGGCGAGCAAATATGCTTTCGAGGGACACGACTCATGGCTGTGGAACCTTGTGCTTGCCAACCTTGAGGACGACCTCAAGAGATGCGCCGCCAACTTCCGCGCCGTCATGACAAACGAGCGCGTCCTCGCCATGCTCAACGACGAGCAGAGCGGCAACTGGAGCGACCGAGCCTTCAACAAGTCGGGATATCTGAAATATATCGCCCCGGCGGTTCAGACCATGTACGGCAAAAAGTGGCCGTTCATCTTCGCGTTGCAGGGCAGCAACAAGAGCCACCGCACCTTCTTCTTCACCAACCGTGCGGCACTGCTCGACGCAAAGTACGGCACGAGCAACTTCACCTCCGACAACATCGACCTCTACATGGCGAGAAGCGCGTCCGACGCAGCCGACACAGTCCGCATCACCGCCAACGAGACCTATGCCTTCGGCTACGGCACCAACAACAGCCCCAACATCGCAAACACCGGCATTGTCGCCGGAGGAACTGTTGCGACCCTCGACATAACGGGAGCTTACACGGTCAACGACCCCCTGCGCATCTACGGCGCGAGCAGGGCGCGAGTCCTCGATCTGACAGGAGCCTCCAACCACCTCAAGAACGCCCTTGACCTCGGCAAATGCACCGCGCTCCGGGAACTCAACCTACAGGCGGCGACAGGCGGCGGTTCGACGGGATGGTGGCTCGCTATCGACAACTGCCGACAGTTGCGCAAGCTCAACCTCCGCAATCAGGCACAGGCCAAGACAGGAGGCAGCACGAGCACCGCGCTCGACCTCACAAATCAGACAAAACTTGAGGAACTCGATGCACGGGGCACCAAGGTACAGAGCATCGTCTTCGCCAAGGGTGCGCCCGTCACCGTCGCCCGGATGCCGTCCACCATAACGACGCTCCGGCTTGAGTATCTGAGCAAGCTCACCTCGTCCGGCCTCACGCTCGAAAGCTACGGCAATGTCCGCACCCTCATCTTCGACAACTGTCCCGGAATAAACTGGGAGACCCTGCTGTCAAGATGCGCCAATGTTGACAGACTCCGCGTCACAGGTATAGACCGCGAGGATGACGGCACATGGCTCAACAAGTTCATGGCGATGGGTGGTGTCGATGCCTCCGGCAACTCCACCGACACCTGCGCCCTCGTCGGAACCGTCCGGCTCACCCGGTACATCGACGAGGCGCAGTATCAGAGGATGTGCGCCCATTTCCCGGAGCTGAACATCATACAGCCGGAATACACGATGATCCGCATCGACAATCCGGCAGACGACGCGAGTGTGTCCAACCTCGACAACAACACCGGCTATCAGTTCGGCAACGACTATGTGAGAAGCGGCCATCTCGCCGCCATCTTTGCCAAACGCCACCGTGTCCTTGCGAAAGTTACCCGGAAGCCTACGACAAGAACAGTCCGCATGGCCAACACCGATGTGACGGTCAACAACCACGACGGGCAGATGACCTATTTCCCCCTGCATGATGCGAACTCGAACTACTATGCGGATGCAGAGGACATAGCCAACTGCACTCCGGCCAAGCTCGACGGAAGCGAAGGCGACCTCATGATGTATGAGCCAGGAATGTGGGTAAAGGGCATCAACGACTATCTCAACGCCGCCAACTATTCATGTTACAGCTCCAACGACAGGAACCACCGTCCTGCCACGCCGGAGGCGGACATCCTCACCCTCGATGACATCAAGGCGAAAGGCGGCGTGATTGTCGGGCGCAAGATTGTCGGCAAGGATACCCTTGCGGCATCCTACACCAACGACAGCTCCTATTCGGTGTGTCAGGTCGATGTGTCGAAGCACAAGAGGGTGCGTTTCCCAAGTGTCCCCGGAACGGGACTCACCGGGGCTGTGTTCTGCGATGCATCCGGCAAGGTGCTTGAGAATATCGTCGTGCCCTCGCTTGCCAACAAATTCGAGGCCGGAATGTATCTCATAAAGGATGTTCCAGCCGGAGCGGTATCCCTCAACTTCACCATCCTCAACACAGCGGAATTCGACAAGGTCGTTCTGTCGAACTCCGACAAGATCGAGGACATGGAGCCGGAATGGTACTATGACGAGGAACATCTGTGCGCCGTTGTCGAGACCGTCATCGTCGGTGAGAAATTCCGCTCGTGCATCACAGGCGGCAGCTCCATCGCAAACATGCCGTGGACAGACTTCCACTATTATAGCCAGCAGAGGGGTATGCAGCAGATCGACGCGATGATGCACTCACGTCTCGCCAACCTCGCCTATGCCTTCTATGGCCGGAGGGATATGCAGGAGCAGTGCGGAGCCGGGTCGCATACCAACAGCCGAACCATCGGGGCTGACACCATGCTCCGGGGTATGCAGGACACCGTCGGCTATGAATACGCCAAGGCCATCAATCCGAATGTAACAAACAGCCTTATCGACAACCTCGTGCATCAGTACGCATGGTTCATCGACACAGACGCATTCGGAGCAAAGACCGTGACGCAGGTCAACAATATCTGCTGTCTCGGCTATGTAAATCTCTATGGGCATAAATACGAGATGATGGACTGGGTGGATGTTCCGAACGACACCAACAATGTCGGCAAGTGGCGTATATGGATGCCCGACGGCAGCGTCCGTTATGTCAAGGGCATGACCGCCTCCGGCTATTGGATTACCGGGGTCGCGCACGGTCTTTATATGGATATGACCCCCGTCGGCAGTTTCAACGGAAGCTCCTCCACATACTTCTGTGATACATATTGGTATTCCAGCTCAACAGGCCGTGTGGTCTATCGCGGCGACAACAACGCGAATGCGAATGGCGGCGTGTCGTTCGCGAGTGCGAGTATCGATGCTTCGTATGCGTACACGGATGTCGACTCGCGTCTGGCCTTCCGCGGACAGATCGTCAAAGCGTTGAGCGTAGCCGCGTTCAAGGCGTTGAGCGAGGCCGCGTGAGCGAAAAGCGAAAAAGCGGTCGCGCAGCGACCCAAAGCGAAAAAGAATGGCCTTCGGACAGTGTTCGGAGGCCATTCAAATACTGAGCCGGGGCAACCCCAATCCCCGGCGAAGCCGGGTCGAAAATTTTTTTGAAAAATGGTGGTTTGAGTAACGTTTCGTTTTTCAGCAGTGAACGCTTCGTTTTCCGAGGCGCGAACATTTCGTTTTGCGGATTATACTCAACCGCATCGGCGCAGGCGCAGAAAGAACTTATTGAAACACGAAACAAAAACCGCAGAGAAAATGACAAGCAGACAGAAGCAGATACAGCAGCTCTTGCAGAAAAAGCAGAGGCTGTTGCAGGCGAAGCAGAAAGTATTGCAGAAACTTCAGCAGACGCAAGCGAACTCAACCGAGCCTCGGAACTGATCGACCAAACCCTTGATGATGTCAACGACCAACTGGCTATCCTCGGCTACTATGAAGCCGAGCAGATAGACAAGGATTTCAACGAGGCATACGGCTATATGCGCAATGCCGAGAAGAAAGCCGTCAAGGACGCGGTAAACCTTGCGAAACAACTTGTGAACGACCTCGGACTGGAAGTGGACAAGGTTGTAGGTTCAACCACAGCCAAGCAAGGCAAGAAACATACCGCTGTGAGTGCGAACATTGCGCCCGCAGGTGGCGACATATCCATACGCCTGCCTCTCAATGAGGGGCGCGAACTATATGTTACGATAGGTCTTGACCCCTCGGTTACTCCAGGCGATGTGACGTACAGCGGGGATAATCTGCAGGCCACCCGCATCATGTACCGCATTGAGTGGCCAGATGAGAAAGGACGGGTCTCTATTGACCGCATGGGGCGCAATTGTTGGTCAGACGCAAACGTGACCTATGCAGAGCTGCTCAAAGGTATTCAGCGTGAAGCAGGGGACTATCTGCCAGAACCATCTGCCGAAAAGCGTATGCAGGAGCTGTCCGATATGGCAGATCGTGGGGAATCACCATATTCCGTTACCCCCGAAGTAGAGGCGCAATTTGCTGAACAGCGAAAGTCAGACGTTACGTACAACGGCTATAGGGTGGGTGATGAGGTCATATGGGATCGTTACGGTAACGGCAAGTGGGAGAAGCGACGTATCATCGATTTTGATAAAGATGGTCGCCCGATTCTTGATTCATTTGGTCAGAACTGGATAACCGAACTTGCTGACAGGGGGCGTATCAAGCCAGTTGACGGGGTGTTCGGCGAGGCACAGCGCATTGCACGGGCCGCACTGGAGAAAAAGAAAACTACTGTAACAACCGGTGAGAGGCCAAAGAAATCTCTTAAAAAAGATGTAACTTTGAATTCGGAACAAACAGTCGGAGATTTGTTCGGCGGTATATTCGATAACACTCAAAACACAATCAATCATGAAAGAACTGATTTGGGAACTCGCCCCGGAGAAACCGGGGGACAACGACAGCAACTCAAGCAGGATACGCAGGTGGGAGGAAATGAATCCCGGCGTGAAACTGAAAGACTTACCCGAACCGCTGGCAGTCGAAGCTCTGGCATGGATACTGATGCTGACCGAAATGGAGGCAGAAGAGTATCTCGCCTGGCTGAGGCTGCAACCCTAAGCCATATCAGCAAAAGTAAACGCAAGAATGTTCATAACAACTATGTAGAGCGTGGTACTGATACTGCGCCCAAAAGCATTGACGCCCGTATCAAAGCCAACATAGAGGCTATTGAGACGCTGAAACGGCTACGCACAAATGGTGAAGAGGCTTCAGCAGAAGACATGAAGAAACTCCGTGCATTCAGTGGCTGGGGTGGTCTCGGCAAGGCTTTCAGCGACTGGTCTACACAGCGCAGATTGAAAGAGCTGATTGGTGAAAGGCAGTTTGAGGTGGATGCTCAACTTTCCCGAAACTCTGCTTATTTCACGCCTGCCTATGTGGTGGATGCCATGTGGGATATTGCAAGAGCGTTGGGCTTTAAAGGCGGTCGTATCCTAGAGGGTTCGGCAGGTGTCGGCAATGTACTGGGACTGATGCCACGTGATTTCAGTGAACGCAGCTCAATCCACGCAGTAGAGAAAGACACAACCACTGGCGGTATTCTCTCATTGCTGTATCCCGATGCTGATGTTGATGTCAAGGGTTTTGAAGATACCAAAATTGAAAACGGCTCGATAGACCTTGCCATAACCAATGTACCATTCGTTCCCGGCTTGCACGTTAAGGATAGCACTTGCGACCGAGACCTATCTAACCGGTTCAAGGACATTCACAATTTCTGTATTGCGAAGAATGTCCGCAAACTCCGTGATGGCGGTATTGGAATCTTCATTACTACCGCAGGCACACTTGACAGTACCGGCAAGTTGTACAGGTGGCTCACTACCGATGGGAATTCGGACATTGTGGGCCTCTTCCGCATGCACAATGAGACATTTGGCGGCACTAATGCCACATCAGATATAATCGTTGTCCGCAAGCGCGTTGGTGGAGTCAAGTCGCCACATGCTATTGACGCATCGCATACGACAGGCGTGCGGGTTGCCGAGTATGACACAGGCGGGACACGTAAGAAGGCTATTGACGGTGTGAAAGTGACTGTGCCAGTCATCAATACTTTGTCAATGTCATATAACCGATATTTCGTAGAGCATCCCGAACATATGGCCGGAGAAATGAAATTCGGTTTTGAGGCTGGTGATACCTATCGTCCGAAAGGCAAGTCGCTCTATCCCTCAAAGGATAAAGACCAGGGCGAAATGCTTAAGGCATGGGTAGCCGAAATGCAGGGTAAGGTTTTTGAGGAAGCAGACCAACAGCCTACCACAAACTATCGTGAGGCATACATTCCCATATACGATAAGGTTGGCAATGAGGTCAAGACAGGGACAGTTGTCATTGACAGCAACGGAAGGATATGTGTCAACTATGACGGACAGGCCCGACCTCTTATGTCGGATTTCAATGCAAGGAATCCCAAAAGTGAGCAAGAACGTATTGCTCAGTTCAACAAGGGTAAGGTAAAAGGTCGAACAAGAGTGCAAGTCATAGCCGATTATAATGCCATTAAGAAAACACTTGCAGAAGTACTCTATTATGAAAAGACAAATGACAGCGATACTGAACTACAACGATACCTCGATGCACTTAACAAAGCATTTGACAATTTCGTTGCCACATACGGCCATCTTCATGGGAACAATGGGCTTGCATGGCTGAGGGCCGATGTTGACTATCCGTCAGTCCTCGCACTTGAAACATACCGAGAAGAGGGCATTGAACATACAAAGGTATTTGGTAAAGCCGACATATTCAGCAGACGTGTAGTTACGCGAGTAGAGCAACCCAAGCCTGCCAATGTCAAGGACGGCGTAATTCTTAGTATACGTCAGCACGGCCAACTTGACGTTACATACATTGCCGGGCAACTGGGCATTGGCGAGGACAAAGTGCGCAGGCAGATAATAGAAGCCGGACTCGGATTTGAGAATCCCCTTACGCACGGAATGGAGGCTTCGCATGAATACCTATCTGGTAATGTACGGGAGAAACTTCGTCAGGCAGAAGAGAACAATGACAATGGGCGATACGCACCTAATATAGCCGCTCTCCGCAAGGTTGTTCCCCAAGACATACCCTCTCATTTCATCGAGTTCAGTATCGGCTCTTCATGGATACGTCCGGAGATATATGAGGAATATATCAAAGAGCGGACCGGCGCAAAAGTCAAACTTACATACGCTGTGGGGCAGTGGGCTATGGAGAGGCCCAAGCGTTCGGACATCTCCGAGCAAGATAAGAGTTACGGCGTGAAAAGCGAAAAATGCAACAAGATAATTCCAGGTCATGTGTTGATGGAGGCTGCCATGACGAACAGGACAATCCGTGTCAGCACCACCATCAAAGGCTATGCCGGTAAAGATGAGACCATCAGCGACCCTGTGGCAACTTCTGCGTGTGCAGCGAAAGTTGATGAGATTCGCGATGATTTCAAGACATGGCTTCGCAACCGCATGAACTCCAACCCCGAATTTGCAAAAGAGATTGAAGAAACCTACAACAGCATCTTCAACAACTCCGCGCCAATGACTATCCCCGATGAGTATATCCCGGAATACTTTGACGGAGCATCAAGGGTAATCGGAGGCAAACATATCAAGCTTCGGTCACACCAAGCAAAGGCGGTTGTACGTGGCACTATGCAAAGTCTCATGTTTGCGCACGAAGTCGGTACGGGTAAGACATTCACACTGATAACCACCGCAATGGAAATGCGCCGTCTTGGAACTGCCAAGAAGCCCATGATTGTGGTCCAGAATGCCACTCTCGGTCAATTTGTTGCGAGTGCAAAGGCTTTGTATCCCGATGCAAGGATATTAAGCCTTGAAGACCGTGACCGCAACGCGCAGAGCCGTAAAGACTTCTATGCCAAAATACGCTACAATGATTGGGACATGGTTGTCATACCACAGTCGGTGCTTGAAAAAATTCCCGACCACCCTGACAGGGAGCGTCAGTTTATTGAAGAGTCCATTGACGAAAAACTGGAGGTGATTGAGGCCATGCAGTCAGACCGCGAAAACGCCCGTCTTGTCGGAGGCCTCAAGAAAGAGGTTGAGAAAATGCGTGAACGTCTTGCCGCCATAGACAGCGAAACACCTACTGAAGAACCGGACATTACGTCCAAGAAGAAAGATGGTAAGAAAACGGCTGTGACACGCGAGAATGCAAGAACGAGAGCCGAAGAAATGTTGGATCGAGCAACCGATGACACGCTCAACTTTGATGACCTCGGAGTTGACGCCATCCTTGTTGACGAGGCCCATGAGTATAAGCATCTCGGCTTCGCAACTGCCATGCAACGAGGCATCAAAGGTGTTGACCCCTCATACAGCAAGAAGTGTCAAGGCCTATTCCTCAAAGTCAAGGCCGTTCAGGAAATGAATGCAGGGCGCAATGTCATATTTGCTACGGGCACTCCCATCTCAAACACAGCAGCCGAGATATGGACGTTCATGCGCTACCTGCTTCCGAGAGAGACAATGGAAGAGCATAATATATGGCATTTTGATGATTTTGTGCGTAATTTTGGAAGCATACAGCAGATGCTTGAATTTACCACCGCAGGCAAATACAAGGAAAATAACCGTTTCGCAGGCTACACCAATCTTCCCGAACTCGCCCGGATATGGGCAGGCATCGCCGACACCGTATTGACAGCAGAAGCCGGGGAGGTCAAAAGTCAGATCCCTGAACTGGAGGGAGGCAAGCCGACCGACATCTATCTTCCACAGACAGCCGGACTGAGAGCAGTCATCAAGTATGTAAAGAAAGAGTTGGAAGCCTTTGAGCGGATGAGCGGACAGGAGAAGAAAGAGAACAGCCATATACCTCTGACCATGTACGGCATTGCAAAGGCTGCCGCCATTGACGCGCGTCTTGTCATGCCCAACGCCCCCGATGACATGCACAGCAAAACGAATGAATGTGTACGTCAGACCCTACGAAGCCTCAAAGACAGCGGTGCATATAAAGGCACTGTCGCGATCTTTGCCGACAACTATCAACGCAAGAACAGGCAGACTGGTGTTGTAGAGTTCAATCTATTTATGGACATCCGTGACAAGCTCATTGCTGAGGGTGTACCTGCCGAGCAGATTATGGTAATGAGAGATGGATTGACAGACAAGAAAAAGGAAGAAATCTTTACCAAAGTAAATGCCGGAGAAATCCGTGTAATTCTCGGTACAACACCGCGCCTTGGGGTCGGTGTGAATATACAGGAACGTTTGCATACGCTTATGCACATAGACGCTCCCAACCGGCCTATGGACTATTGGCAACGCATGGGCAGGCTCTTGCGCCAAGGCAACCTGCATAAAGAAATGGATATCCCTGTAAGGGTTATCCGCTTCGGTGTGGAAGACAGCCTTGATGTGACCGCGTATCAGCGACTTAAAACAAAAGGCGCGATAGCCGATGCCGTAATGAACTCAAAAACTCTTCTTTTAAATAACCTTGAAAATCGTGTACTGGAAGAAGAGGGAGATGAGTTCGGTAACATTACCGCTGAATTGTCGGGCAGTGAATATGCAATCCTTCAGAATCAAACTGAAAAAGAGTTGCGCAAACTATTGGCCAAGCAAGACCAGCACCGACAGCATCAAATGTATATCCATCGTACAGAGCCACGTCTGCGTGGTCAGATACGCGCGGCTGAGGAATGCATCGAAAAGAATGACAATCTCCTGGCCCGTATATCAGAGGCTGACGGCAACGTCATCGAGGTCAATGGCAAAAAGTATCAGGCCATCGAAGATATGGAAGATGTGTTCAAGGTTCACAATAAATCCATAGCAGGGCGCAGGCAGAAAGCCGATCAGGGAGATACGACCAACTCTGTTCTTCACTTCAGCATAGGTGGTATTCCATTTGAACTCCATACGACCGTTCTGCCCGAGGTTGATTTTAACGGCAATACGCGAATAATGACATCGCAACTTGAGCAGAAATTATTATGCCCGGATTTGTTTGAGGAGTCCGTGAATGTCCAGCAGTCAAATCTCAAGAAAGTTATCAATTTCATACTTAATGAGGTTGTAACTGGCAAGTGGTTCAAAGAGGATAGAGAGTATGCCGTCAACTCCAAAGTGCGCTGTGAAGCAGACCTCGCTACCCTCTTAAAGGACAAAGGCAAAGAGTTTGAGCATAGTGACCGTATCAAGGAGTTGCAGGAAAAACTCGTTGAATATACCGAGGCATTGCAGAAAGACCTCGCCGAGAAAGAGGCCAAGTATGCCGAAATTGATGCCGAAACCGAAGAGGCAGACGGCATTGTATTCACAAGTGGGGTTGAAGATGATGCTGATGAATTTTTTACCAAAGATGAGGGCAAATTCCGTGATGGTGATGGGATGACATATGGAGAGCGTCTGCGGGCAATTCGAGCTCTTGAACCTATATCAGTGGAGCGGAATAACTTAAGCCGCTCTGAGTTGCGTGAAGTTTACAGCAATCTTCCTTCGGTAGAGAAAGATGGGCGTGAGATAGGGTTCTATCACTCTGCGTTCAAGAAAATATATAAGGAAGGTGGATTGTTCGGGCAGGTTGTGCCGGTGCTTGATGAAGTGCTTGGGCAATCGGTGTTAGCATATTCCGAAGAGGATAATCTCGGAGGAAAGGTAAGGCCTGATGGTACGATACACAAGAACCATCCTAATGTGGAATCTTTTGACAATTATGTAGGTAAGATAAAGCTTGACGGAAGGGATTACTATGTTCGCACTACTGTCAAAAGAGAAATAGGACAGGCTGGAACACACTCATTCTTCATAACTGATGTAGAACTATACGAAAAAACCGTT